TGAATATAATTCAACTGTTTCCAAAATGGAAATAGTTCAAATTGAAGGCGAAAGACAAGTATCTAGGAATCCTGAACACTATAACTTGGATGCTGTTATAGCTGTTGGCTATAGTGTAAAGTTATATATAGTTACCTTATTTTATTTAAATATTAAAAAGCCCAATTAAGGGCTTCTTTGTTAATCTCCGTACACTTGATTAAACAGTCGTTCTACCTTCTGTCGATACGCTGGATCTGTTTGATATTTAGGGTCTGCCACCATTGCGTTAAGTTCTATTTTAGATGGTGCTCCATCAATAGGAGTTGAGTTTGTAGGGATTCTGCCTTCATAAGTTTCACGCAATTTCATTAATGCTTTAAGGCCGTTTGCAGTGCCTCCCATAATTTTAAATTCTTCAAAGTCTTCTTTCCCCCATATGCCTTTATTAACTAAGCCTGAACCCCATTCCGTCATGCTTTTAATTATACTGTCAGCGTTAGGGCCTAATGATTTCTTTTCAGCAGCAGCGTCAAACTGTACTTGCTGTTGTTGCTGTCCTGTCATTTCAACAATAGGGCCAACTAATCCGTCCAATGCTGCTTGACTTAATCCGTACTCTTTTGCCCATGCAGCAACATGTCCTCGAACAGGGTCGTCTTCTGGAGTACTAGAAAATGATGACATATCATAGTTTCCATCTTCTGGGGCTTTGTGCTTGCCTTGACTAATTTGTTTCCGTAAATCTGTCCATGATTTAGACATAGCTTCCATGTCTGGAGCTGCATCATCTTTTTTCCAAAAGTTTTCTGGAAACCACTCTGGTCTTTCTGCTGGTGTTTCGGTTGGTTCTGTTTTTAAATGACTAATGTCGTTAGACGTTTCGCCTTCCTCAGTTGATTCACTTGAAATGTTATCCAATAAGCCTTCAACGGGTTGATCTCCGTCTTGGGGTTGGTTAGTTTCATCCATTATTTATTTTCCTTAGCTAGTTTAATTCTATTTTCTAAATCCCGTACTACACTACATTGACCCTCGCGATAAAAAGCATAACTTGGGTCAGCTCCCGGCACGGCAACAGGGTGTTCTATAATAGTTTGGCGTAACCAAACCATAAGTTTCTTACCTTCTTCTGACGATGCAAGTACACGAAAACATAATTTACTTAAGTCTTCGCGCCTTTGCATTTCATCACGAACGTCTGTTTGTTGAGTTTCTAATCCTTCCCATCCCTCGTTCATTACATTACGCCCCCTTGTTTAACGGCTTGCTCAACCATTTGTCCAGCAAGTTCAGGCTGCTCTTGCGCTACTTGTTGAGCTTGTTGTGCCATCTGCTCTTTCATTAGCTGACGCTCTGCTGCTGAGTTTCTAACGGATTGTGGTATAGCCATCTTGTCTGCAACTAAATCTAACAGCATATCTGTCTTAAGCATCATCTGACCTTCAGGGCCAGCTTGTTGTACAATTTGTGCGTATTGTAAAATGTTTTGTACATCATCCATGTTTTGTGACATAGCTAATGGTGACACTGGCGTCACTTTAATTTCAAGACCATTAACACGCAACGGTAAATCAATAATTCCACGCTCATCCATAATCTGTAGGATTTTCTCTACTAATGGAATCATTGTTTCATTTATTAAACGACCAAATGCAGAGCCTAAGTTTTGTGATAGCTGTTTCATACGTTCAATAACTTCAGTAGCAGAACGTGCTGACATATTATCTGGTGGCAATGACTCGTCTAATAGAATGGATTTAATGTTCATACGCAAATCATTCATAATAATTTGAGATACATTAAAATCACCTGAACGTGGCAATGGTTTTAAAGATTCGCCTTGCGGCCCACCGTTACGTGCAACAGGAATAATAACGCCTGGTGCAATAGTAACTGTATTTGGATTAAGAACACCATCATCAGCAGCTGTATAAACCCCAGCAATAGCAAGAGATGCGTTCTTTAGCACTAATTCAAGCACTTTGTTTAGTGTCTTAATGTCTGGTAGTGCTGTAATTAACGGACCGCGACCATAGATTTCACCAGCTACTTTCATGTAGCGAGATACGACCCACGGGCTGTACTTCATTCTACGGTACACAATTTCTGCTTTAGATTCTTTATGGATCACATGGTAACAATAGTCGCCACGTTTAGCATCAAATATAGTAGCTTCAATAAGCTCTACATCTTCTGTAGGTTTGTTCTCTATTTTCTTTTTAAGTTCAGTTGGTATCTTGGCATCTGTCCATTGTTGTTCAATAGACTCGCCTTTGATCCGCATACGTCTGTACACATTGTCAACTTTTCCATTAGCCCCTTCTTCAAATGCAACAAGGTATTGTGGTACAGGAATAAAGTTGATTGGTGTAACATCGTCACCAGGCTGCACCAGCATTACAGCTGTACCAACGCACAGGTCTAGCAACGCTTCGCCAATAGCAATATCAAAGTTTGATTGCTTAATAGTAGCAAACATCTTTGCTGTATACACATCTAACGCTGCTTGTGCTTCATCTTTACGGTCAGCAGGAATGTCTGTGCCCGCTTCAAGACGACACCACTTGCTGTGCGGTGGAAATATACCTGATTGCATACGGTTTGCAAATCGTTGTGTAGAGTTAATAGCAGTTGCGTCAAACACACGATTCATTTTTTTAGCACCACTTACTTTGCCATCATAATATCCGTCATACAAATTACGTTGTGGCAATGCAAACTCATAAGCCTCGTCATACAGCGAACGAAAGTCCTCTTTCTTTACTAAGGCAAGCTCATGCCGTTTTAAAATATCTTCTGGTTTTAATCTCATTTCAGCCATTACGTTTTACGCTTTCCACCGAGCATTGCCCCGATACTTAAAACATCATCACTGCCAAGTTGCGGTCCTTTAGATAATTTTGACGCATCAGGACTCGCTGAACCAGCTAATAATCCACCAGTTGCTCTGCCTAGTCTTGATGACGCTGCTTTTTTCTCACCAAGTTCACGTCTGCCAGTATCTACTATGTCTTTAGTTTTATTTGTCTGGTCTTCAAGAATAGCCTTAGTTCCGCGTTGCGCCCAGCCGCGTTTTGCTTTTTTACCATACAAACCTAAGATGGCATCTGTGTAAGCGTTATCAGTGTCTGTGTAAAAACTTTCGGACTTAAAGATTCCTTCTCCAGCACCTTGTGCTTTTAGATAATCAAGTCTATCAACAGAACCTATACCAGCCATAGATGCAGCCGCTCTGTCACTAAACTTAGAGATTAAGTTTGAGTTCATAGCCTCATTAAGGTCAAGACTTCTTTCTTTAGTAGCCATGATTAAGAGCCTAGCAATTCGTCAACGCCTGATTCAGGGCTTAGACGGTCTTCTGACAATAACATACGACTACCGCCACGAGTGCGTGACATTTTACGGCTTGCTTCTTGTGCCGCTAAATCTCGCTTCTCTGTTTCAGCTTGCGCACGCAACTTTTCTGTTTCAATGCGTTGTTGTTCCATCTGCGATCTTGCTGCACTTGTATCTGCTTTTTGACCACCAATTAATCCGCCCATTACTATCTCCTAACCATTAAGTCATAATCATATTTATCCATGCTATATTGCTTCATTGTGCTTTCAGATATAAACCCGATAGCTCTAGCCCACCTTATAGCCCGCAAGTCTGTAGTTTTAACAGTTATTTGTAATCTATGCAAGTCCATAGATAGCTTGCACATATCAGTAAATGCAATTCCTACTTTAGTTGTTGCAATTGGTCTGCTTCTGGCAGTGTCACCAATGACCGACCACATCTCTCCAACGCCTTCCCACAGTAGGCAACAGCCAAATACAGCGACTGGTTCTCCATGTAGTGAGCATGTAATAGCAAATCCATAATTAGATTGGTTCTCTAGCATAGCTTTAACGCCAACCATTTTTTGTGTTGACAGCCCAGAAAACTCACCACCTTTTATAGCAAAAGCATCTTCAATATAGAATTTAGTAAATGTAACTCCCTGCAATTTTGGCAGGTGTTCGCCTATGGTATCAAGTATTGAATACATCAAAGTCAGTCATCACCGTTCTAGCTATTATTGGTTTGCTACTCGAAAGAGGACTACGGGTCATGCGCTTATGTTCACCACCACCAAGCATTAAATACCCAAAGGCATCACCAACGTGAGAGTGTTCGTTCTTGTTTGGCATATCCCTAAAGCGTTCATGCCCTGCACCGATTGATACGCGCTTGAAGTGATAGCCCCCAGCGAGTGACTTCCTTGTCATCTTACAACTTCTGTTTACAATTAGCCCTGGCTTGCCATTAATCAAACGTTGCATTGGCGCGGCTGCACCTTCTCTACGAACCTTGAAGTCATTAGAGTGTGTAGGTTGAGCGCGCAGCCCAAGAGTTCTTAGGTAATCAAATGCAGTAACTTCATAAATAGCATCACGTTGCATACCAGCAGGGTCGCCCCACATCATAATCTGTGCTTTAGGGTATTTAGCATTAAGCTCTGCAAGCAATTGTTGCCCAAACCGTTCAAGCCCCATGTCTTCAGTAACAATCTCATGAAGAATAACCCACCGATTGTTTGGAAGTCTTTGTCCAAGCACCGCTGCTGGTGTTAAACCAAAGTCGACACCGATTTGTAATGGTAATGATTCGTCATACTCAACGTCACCACACATAAGGTTGTCATCATATTCGGGCCATACAGGTCTACCTTCTTGCACG